TCTCATCTTAGCTCCCGGCATAGGGGCATACGGTTGTTGAAATAAAAACACTAACTCAGTATCCTTGGGTAGTGCTGTCCTTATATGTATGTACTTACTATACTCAGAGTAGTCCCAAAACCTGCCTTTAGCTTCAAGTAAAATAGTTTTACCATTAATTACTTTAACAAAGTCTGGTTCGTATTTATGTTTAACAATATAATCATACAGTTCCCAATGATGTTCCCAATCTTTAAGTACTGTTTCATGTAGTTTAACTTCCCATAAACTATCGTAGCCTTTAGGTACACCTGTTTTTTTAGGTCTTGGTTTACGAGGTTTTCTAAACCCTACCATTAGAGTACAAGCCTAGATGAGTCATAGTTTTTGACTAGCTTCCAATAAGTTAGTATAGCATTAAACATTCCTAAGTGTTTGCTTTGTGATTCTCTGTCCCAAACAAACGGAAGTATAAGACCTGTATCTTTTCTGTCTACAAATATAGATACTCTTTCAACATCATCAAAGCCACATCCTTGAGCATATGCTGATAACTGCATTCCATGTTCATCAAACACCAACTTAGCTGGGTCTTTACCTTTTAAATTATCTTTTGTTTTAAAGTCTACAAATATTCCTGACTTAGAATACAAGTCTATCTTCCCACCATAACCTGCATCAGCACAGAAAGAATCTTCTGCTATCCACTCTTCGTTAGGAAAAGTTTCATCTAAATACTTTTTGATTGCTTTGTAAGGTTTAGTTTTAGTTTTACCTAAGAACCCCTTTTCAATCATACCATGTATCTTTGTCCCTTGCTGGGCAGCTTGGATACCTACTTGTTTAGAATCTGTTTGGCATCTGTAATAAAAAGACTCAATCGTTTCGTCCTCTTCTTTTTCTAAAGTAAGAAAAGAATTAAGTAATTGTTTTTGTTTCCAAGTCTCTAAAGATGGCTTGGCTATAATACTCATGATGGTTGTTACAGATGGAACTAACCCTAAAGACTTAGCATCTCTAAGTGTAGTGTTTCTTTCTTTACCATTAGCACCTATGATAGTATACATAGGCTCACCCTCTTGGGTATACCAGTGTCCTGATTCAGAATTAAATTTATTATAGTTGTCCGTCACCAAGTTGTCAAGCTGTTTCCTTTTCATTTTGTTCCTCTATTATACTTTCAATTAAATTGATAGCATCTTTTATATTTATTTTAAACCATTCACCGTTTTGTTGTAAAGATTTTTTACTACATAGTTTATGTGCTTGTAATTCAGCAATTCTTCTATGGTTAAATTGTTTTTTATATTCTAATTTATAATCTCTCATAGGAGAAGATGTTTGATACTGGTTACATCTATCGTTAGCATCCACAGCCATACCAACTTTAACCCAACCTTTCCATGCAGGATTTGTTATAAGATAAACATGACCTTCATTTGACTTTTCATAATTAGATAAAGCTGAAAAAGCTGCTCCTTCAAAAGTTTTATAACGTCCGGGTTTATAAAGTGGGTGTGTTTTTGATACGTACTTACCATTAACATACATTCTAAGTGGATTATTAATAGGGCTGTATTTCAAATGATCTTCAGGAGTCCTTTTGCTGTTGTAATTTTTTCTACAAGATTTACAAATAACATCTAGCCCATCTGTTCGTGATTTATTTTTATACCAATCTTCAACAGGTTTGTTTGTGTTACATGATGTACAAAATTTATTAGTGTGTTTCACTCCAGTCTCCTCCTATTTTGTATTCACCATCAAGAGGACATCTCATATTAAAATGTTCTCCTGCCTTTTTTAAACTATCTACTGCCAGTTGCCCTACCTTGTTAGCATTACAAGCTGGTACTTCAATCTGCCACTCATCGTGGATGTTAGCCACAAACATATGTGGTACACCAGTTATCTTAAGTCTTGCTTCAAGTATTTCTAGTCCTTTCTTCATCACAATAGCACCACCACCTTGTAGTAAACTATTTAATGCAGCATGTTCATGTCGTATATAAATTTTACGACCATCTATACCCATTAAGTATCCTCGCTTTGCAGCTCCTTGTACTTTGTCCTTAAGATTTTTAAATGTGGGGAGATTATCGAGAAAGCGTTGCTTAAGTTCTTTACCTTGCTTTCTTGATCCTCCAACCACACTCCCAATCTTTTCATCTCCTGCTCCGTATACGAGGGCATAGATGAAAGTCTTTGCTGTATCTCTTGATTTAAGTCCTGCAAGTTTTTGATTAGTTGTGTGTATGTCTCCGTTGACCACTTCATGTATGTACTCCTCATCGTTCATATAGTGTGCTAACATTCTAAGTTCTAGTCCTGAAGCATCAACTCCAACTAAAACATTCCCGTCTTCTACAGTCCAACAAGCTCTACATTCTTTACCGAAGGGACTGTAAACAGCAGGTACTTGAGCCACGTTAGGATGGTTATGAGACATACGACCAGTAATAGTTCCGTTAGGAATGACTGAACCATGTATTCTACCATCATCTTCTAGTGCATCTAACCATGATTGTATCTGAGCAATACGCTTTTGATATAGTAGGAAGTCTGCAATTAGTTTAGCTTCATGTATGTGAGTAATCTTTTTAAGAGTACCCTCGTCTACAATTGGCTGACCTGTAGGTGTAAAACGTTTAGGTTTCCAGCCTACCTCAATAAGATACTCACCAATTTGTTTACGACTGCCTAAGTTAAACTCTTTAAGTTCTTGTCGCATGAATGGCTTGTATTTTTTTTGTGTAATACAAGTGTCATATTCTTCTTTTGTCAATCCTGACTTAGATAACTTACCATCTTTTTTGAACTTAGGTACAACTAATTTTACATCAACCATTCTAGGTTTGAATGTACGTTGTACTTCCTCGACTATTTCATTCATCTTAGTTTTAAGTTTAGCCAGTAAAATTGTAGCCTGTCGTTCATCAAACTTGAACCCATTGTTTTCTTGGTCAGACATTATCCGAGCAACTCTGTGTTCAAGATCAATAGATTGTTGACTAAACCCTACTTGTTCTTGAAGCAATGCATAGTAAACCAACTCATTAAGTTTAACATCGTTGACACAATACTCTAGCATCTGTGGTGTGTACTCATCAAAGTCTATAGGTTGTTCTTGCTTTGCAAAGTTTACACGATAACCCCATACTTTTAAACTGTGTCCGTTTTCTCTAATAGGTTTAAATAATCTAGACATAACAAGAGTATCTTCAATTTTCTTGTGGTACAAATCTACACCAGTTAGTTTCTTAATAACATCTAGATCAAATCTTAAAATGTTGTGTCCAATTAATGTATTGGCATTGCTAAGAAACTCTAAACCTTCCTTAATTTTATCAGGTGTAAATTTATACAACGTACCATTTAACTCTTTAGCTACAATACAGTGTAGCTTCGTTGGTTTAAGACCATCACACTCGATGTCAAATATAATTTTAGAATTCTGTGTTGTCAAATGTTTCCTCCTCGGTGACTTCAAATAGTCTACCGGTTTCATTGTTGTAGCGTAGACTACATGCCAGTCCAGTATCACCTGTGTATCTTGATTTAAGTACACGAACCTTTGTGGTGTTAGCTTCGTCTTCGTTTTCAGCTTGTTGATTACGTTCTAGTGCAATCACACAATCAGATAGTTGTGCTATACCTTGAGAACCTTTAAGATGAGAAAGAGATACTTCAATACCTTGTTCATGTCCTTTATCACCTGATGCTCTACGTAAGTGAGATACAAGTATCATGCCTACACCAGTCTCTTCAACAAGACTGCGTAACCTATTCATTAAACAATCAATACCTCGTCTTTCATCACCTTCAGCTAATACATTAACTAACATATGTAAGTGATCTACCACAACCCATTTACATTCACAGCCTACGATAATGTATCTAAGCTTAGAAAATATTTCATCAATATCAGTAGCACCAAGATGAGCATGGATAAACACACGACCTTTAGGTATAACCTTATCAAATAAAGCAGTCAGTTGTTCTTCACTGTATTGCTCTCGTCTCTCATTAAGATACACTCTATCATTAGCTTCAATGGATATAATACCATCAGCAGTTCTTAACCAGTTCTCTTCAAGAGCTACAATACCTACGTTGTCTTCTGTGTTCTTGATCAGCCAATGTTCTAGCTCACGAGTAACACTAGACTTACCAAGTCCTGTCCCACCTGTAAGAGTTACAAGCTCACCTTTACGCATACCATATAGTTTCTTGTTGAGACCTTCCCAAGGATAAGCAATACTTTCCTTAGTCTCTCTATGTAACCACTCAGATTTTTTAGTGGATAAATCTATAATACCTGATGGAGTATATGTCCTAGCTTCCCACCATGCAGACATGAATGCTTGAAACTTTTTCTGTCGAAGCATGTCGTTAGCATCTTTACATCCTGTAGGTAATGAAACTATTTTAGCTTTACCGGGTTTTAATATACGAGCAACTTTCATTGCTGCTTCTTTACCTGCCTTGTCGTTATCAAAACATATTACTACATTTTCAAACGACTCAACAAACTCAATGCTTTCTCGGATATCTTTAACAGCACCTGATGCACCACGCTTCAATGAAACACATGCCCACTTTGACTGCATCAATTCATAAGCAGCCATGGCATCACATTCACCTTCAACGATTGTTAAGTATTTACCACCTGTATTTCTAAACAGTTGTTCACCAAACAAACCAGTGCCTTCATAAGTTCCTGCAAATGCAAAGTTCTTATTGTCAACAAACCTAGTTTTAGTTCCCACTACTTCGTTACCATTGAAGAATGGATAAATGTGTTGAGCAACTTTATTGTCTGCACTTACGACACGTCTTACGCCATACTTTTTAGCTGTCTCTTCAGAAATACATCTGTCTGTAAGAGGACCAAAGCTACCGTTGTATGTGTTTAAAAACGTATTACTAACTTTAGGTTTAGTATTTGTGTCCATAATTTTACCATCACAAGCATCAATATAATTAGGAAAGTGTGTCTCACAGCTAAAGCAATGAGCAGACTTATCCTCGTTCATAGACACAGGGTCAGACCCACCACATGATGGGCATGGTAGTTTGTGTCGTACAAATTTACTTTGTTCTTGCATTCTATCTCCTTTAGAAAAGTGGCTAGGCTTTTACACCTAGCCGATTTTAAATTACTTGGCAGGTTTTTTACCACCAACCCAAGCTTCATTAGTGTCGGGAGTATCAGGGTCGTCTGCTATAAACTTCCCATCCTCATCCCTAGCCCGTTCAGGCTCAACTATAGCTTCGTCTCTACCTTTAAGCAACTCTTCTAAGTTAGCTCGGTGGGTTCGACTTGCAAAGTCTAAGGCTTCAATGACAACCTGTAGGTTACCAACCTTCTGTACAATAACAGTAGCTTCTTGCTTTACAGCATCGTCACTAATATTATTGACATTAAAGTTTGTTGTACCTTCGTCATTTTTAATAGTAATAATCATTAAAATTCCTCTCCATCGGATAAGAACTCATCACCATCACCGTTTTTATACGGGACAAGATCAGTAATCATTACTGCCTGTAAATCTAGTCCTTGATAAGGACCATACTTACCTTCGCCACTATACTCATTGAACTGGACCTTAACCTTTGATCCATTTCCAACAGCAGTTGTGACCTCCTGCTTGTTTGAGTCTAACAAACGAGGTGCAGGTCTAACCATTCCGTTAGGACCATTTACTTTTCGTTTAATAATTAAAGCTGGACCTTCATCCATTTGCTTTACTTTGTGTCCACGAGATGCAAAGTCATTTGCAGTCTCATCATCAACCACTAGATTGACTGTGTACACGGGTTCAAATGTCGTATTGGGTGTCGTTATACTAGCCCAGTACGCTGTTCCTTCTAATATTGCCATATGCGTTTCCTCCTTTATAGCGTTGTTGTGAAGTTGGAAGGGTTGTGAGTAGCTACCCTAAAAGCTACAGCATTAACTGCACCAAACAATCTGTTCAATTGGAGATAGAGGGCTTGATATGTTTGGTTACTCATTTTGATACAGAGTATAACAGAATCAATCTCGAATGTCAAGCAAAATATCTTCCATAGTTATTACAGGATTTTTAAATAAAGTAACAAGGAATTTTTCTCCATCCTTTTGCACCTCATAAGCAGCCTTACTTTCATAAAACTCCTCATAGTTTTCAGCCACATAAGCTTCAAACTTTCTTAGTTCATCCCTATCAAAGATAGCTGTCTCTCCTTCAGCCATCATCCTTTCGTATATGTAGTTCATGCAACCTCCTGTGTTGTCCACCAAGTAGGCTTAGTTCGATTGCGTTCCCATTTGGCATAGTGTTTTTCGTTAATGCAGTAATTACGATAAGCAATGATAGCATCCTCATTCTTATACTCCTCAGGCATAGCCTGTGCTAGTGGTGTCATGCTTGTATGTGTAATGTTGTCAGGCATCTTACTCAATGGTTCTTCTAGCTTGACAACACTTGCATGTTTCCTACCATACCTATACTCATACTCAAGTCCTAGTGCAAGGAAGTGTCGATACAACCATGAGTAGTTAGAGCTAGATTCCCTAGCCCATATAGTGCATGGATGATTCATGTATGCTTGTTTGTATAGTCCATTAGCATCTGCATACTCATCACCATCTAACAACCTGTGTGCTGTGCATAACATCTGTGCTGTTTCCAATGGCATCTTGACTAACATCTTATCAGGCTGTGCTTCTGCTGATATGGTAGGACATTCATCAAAATAAAATATGTTCATTTACCTTATCCTCTTTTAATATATCTATAACTACCAGCATCCCATTTAGCATCTAATAGTTTAACCAAATCATATTGTAAACTATCTAAATTGTGAACATCAGACAACCATAAATCATTGGTTTCGTGTAAAGTATTTAACAT